GATAGGTTAGCCGTGAGAATTGGTAATCAATATCTTGTATTAGATGACATGGGTATGCCTAATGGCATGTCAGATACAAATACATCAGATGCCAGTTCTACAGTTGATAAAGATAAGAACTCAGTAGATGAACAAACTATTGAAGATGCAGAAACTAAGAAGAAAAAGAAAGTTGTATAGAAGTAATAAAAATTAAGGGCTAGAGTAGATCGCTCGAAAGCTACATTCCTAGTAGTCGCCCTTATACATTTTCATAGGAAATTATTCAAGGAGAATAATATGAACAAAGAAGATAGAGTAAAAGAATTAATTGCTTGTTGTCGTATGAAAGATGGTAGAAGATTTTGTAGTTTTTCAATAATACATGATGGAGTAAAGTATTATGCTTCTGTTATGTTAGCTAAATCTATTTGGAATCTTTATAATCCAGATAATAAAGTAGTTTACGGTGATGGTTGCGTTATACATCATATAGATGGTAATAAATTAAATGATAATATTAGTAATTTAATAAAATTAACTAGAAAAGAACATGGAATTTGGCATAGTACTGGTAAAAGAAATGCTATGTATGGTAAAGAAATAACAAATGAGCATAGGAAGAATTTATCTTTATCACGTACAGGAGAAAAGAACCATATGTATGGAAAATTTGGTAAAGATGCTCCTAACTATGGATTAAAAAGATCTAAAGAAACAAAAAATAAAATATCTAAAGCTGTGAGTGGTGAAAGCAATTATAATTATGGTAGAAAATGGTCAAATGAAAGAAAAGATAGACATTCTATTATGCTAAAAGAATCGTGGAAAAAAAGAAAATTACAAATTGTTAAAAATTGATTCTTATTATTTAAAACAGAAACAATCCTTACCATTACAAGCTAAGATTATGTTTTCTGAAAGACGTATTGAAGAATTTTATAGGCATTATAATGGAAAAGTATATGTATCATTTTCAGGTGGTAAAGATTCTACTGTTCTTTTAGATATAATTAGAAAGAAATATCCTAATACTAAAGCTATGTTTTTAAATACTGGCTTAGAGTATCCAGAGATTATTAAATTTGTAAAAAGTGTAGATAATGTAGTTTGGGTAAAACCTAAAATGAATTTTAAAGAAGTATTAAATCATTATGGTTATCCTATTGTATCTAAAGAAGTTAGTCAAAAATTATTTGAAGTTATAAATACAAAATCTGATAAGTTAAGAAACAAAAGATTATATGGTGATAAAAATAAGTCAGGTAAAATACCAGAAAAATGGAAGTATTTAATAAATTCTAATTTTAAAATAAGTTATAAGTGTTGTGATGCATTAAAAAAATGGCCTTCACGTAAGTTTGAAAAAGAGTATGGATTATTACCGTTTATAGGAACTATGGTTTATGATAGTGCTTTAAGAAAACAGAAGTATTTAAGAAAAGGTTGTAATATTTTTGATGGTAAAAAGAAAGAATCATTACCTTTATCTATTTGGTTAGAAAAAGATATTTGGGAATACATTAAATTAAATAATTTAAAATATTCTAGTATATATGATATAGGTTATAAAAATACAGGTTGTATGTTTTGTATGTTTGGTGTTCATTTAGAGAAACCAAATAAATTCCAGATTATGAAAAAAACTCATAATAAGTTATATAAATATTGTATAAGTAATTTAGGTATTGGTAAAGTTTTAGATAAAATAGGAGTTAAATATGGGTGATGTTTATAGGGGTTCTGGTTTAAGTAGTTTATTAAATTCTAAAATAGATTCCAAAGTATCTGATACTAAGTCAAAAGGCGATATAAAAGATTCTATGGGTAAAGCTGCTGGTATATCATCTGCTACTGTTAATAATATACTGAGTGGAAATATTAATTGTCCACCTATAGAACGTCTTAGCGGTTTTGCTAAAGTATTAAATGTAAGTTTAAAAAGTTTAAAGGATGCTGCTAAACGTGATGGTTGTAAGTATTCTGATGAAAGATCTATTTGTGAATTTACTAATCCAATTGATAAATTAGATTTTATTTTAGGTATTGAGAGGTAATTTATGGGATATAAGTTTTTAAAAGAACAGTATGAAAAACTAAATAGGGATGCATCTGTATACGAAGAAGTTGATGAGGAGATGCCTGACACATTTGATCTAAGTGCTAGTGTTACTGTTGCTGATTTAGATGATGCTGAGTTACTTTTTAGAGAATCTATAATTAAAGCATTTTATGAAATTACTGTAAGAACTGGTAAACATGTTTATGGTTACAGTAAAGAAGATTTAGAGAAAATGCAAAATGAAATTATAGAGGAGTTTGAACAAAGAGGTAGAAGATATGATGTTCCTCTAGATAGAAGTGGTAATGGATGTGACATAAAGAGGGGTAAGGATGGAGCACCTGATATTGGAAATGCACCTAAAGAAGCTAAGAGTATTGTATCTAAAGCATATAATAAGTGTATAGAAGATAGAAGTAATAAGAAACCTAGTGATGTAGATAACAACTCTACACAGTCTGCTTGTACAAATGTTGCTATGAAAGCATTAACAGATGCTGGTTATGGTATTGATAATGATGGGGAATGGAAAAAGAGAAGTGTGTCTAAGACTAAACAGTTTTTTAGGTTTATTACAGATCCAGAAGTTAGACTAAGACAACATGATTTTGAAACTGGTAAGTGTGAATATTGTCAGTATTTTCATGATATGAGATGTAGAGTACTAGAACATATGGTATCTGCTGAACAAGTTTGTGACGCATATTCAGGTGGTTATTATTTCTCAGATGATAGTGGTACACGTAAGTATACTATTGAAAATTTTAACAAGTTTATAAGGGGTCTTGTTGACAATAAAATATTACAAAATACTGTTATTAGAAGTTTAGATACTCCTGTTGGTATTCTTATTATATTTAAAGATAATATGAAACCTGATCCACATTACTTCTCTATATCAGTTGGTGAGTTCATTGAAAGTACAATAAGTAAGAACCATTGGATGCAATCGGAGGTGGATGCGATATCTAATACAGGTGGATTCATTAACGAGTAAGAATTAAGGGCTAGTGCCTATAACACGAAAGCTACATTCCTAGTAGTTGCCTTTATACATTTTTTATAGGAAATTATTCAAGGAGTATTCTTATGAGTAATAAAGAAGTAAAATTTGATGCAAATATTGATGTAAAGAGATTTGCAGATCAAGAAGGTAAATGGATTATAGAAGGAATTGCCACTACTGCTGATCTAGATGTAGATGGTTTATATATTTCTGAGGAAGCATTGATAGGTGCAGAAGATGATTTAAAGAAATATACTACATTACTTTATAATCATGATAGGGATAAAGAAATAGGTAAGATTATTGATGTTAAATATATGCCTGAACAAAGAGCTTTATGGATAAAGTGTTTAATTTCAAAAACTGTTCCTGATATTTGGCAGAAGGTCCAAGAAGGTGTTCTTAGTAAATTCAGTATTAGTGGTACTGCATTGGATTTTACTGAGAAATTTATTAAAGGTTTAGATAAGGTAGTACAGTATGTAAACCAGATGAAAATATTTGAAACTTCATTGGTAACAATACCAGCAGATGCTAGTGCAAGAACATTAGCATTTTATGTTGAGAAGTCAATGAAAGAATTTAGTGAGGAGAATAGTATGGCTAATAAAGCTAAAACTAAAGAAAAGAAGATTGAAAAGAGTCAAGAGGAAACTATTGATAGGGATGCTAAACAACTTGAAATTCTTGTTACTTCTGTAGAAGATGCTTTGAGTTCAGATGCAGATGGTGTTAAGGTTGACACACTTAGAAGTGTACTTGATTTTTTGAAAGCACTTGAAGCAACATCACCAGATATAACTGAAGATGTATCTAAAAGTTCAGTTAGTATAGATGATATTACAAAGGCTATTAATGATTCAATAGGTAATCTTATTGGTGAAATTAAAGAAACAGTTACAGCACTTTCAGAAGTTGTTGTTGATGTATCAAAGTCTAAAGTAGCTGATGAATCAAAGAAGGAAGATATTTCTAAGTCTGTTGATGAGAATAAGTATGAGAAGAAAGAAGATGAAACTAAAGAAATTTCTAAGTCTGTGGATGAAGATAAAGAAATTCTTGAAATAAGAAAAAGTCTTTCTGATTTGAAAAGTATGATTTCTAATAATCTTCCTATAAGAAAAGGTGTTGGTTTTGATGAACATAAGGAAGATGAGAGAGATGTTGAGAAGAATTTGAGTGAGAAGGAAAAGTTCTTAAGATCTGATAAATATAAAGAAGCAGCACCTGGAGATAAGTTAGGTATGTTGATGGATTTTAATGCATCTCAAGTAAAGTAAAATTTAATAAGTTTAATAGAAGGAGATTAATATGGGTAATAATTGGCAAAATGAGATTAAGAGGTCTCTTGATTATAGTGCTACAGGTGGTGTTCTTATTCAGCCAGAGGTTGATAAGATTATAGCAGAAATCATAGAGTATAAGAATCCTCTTAGACAAAACATTCCAAGGAAACAGAGAAGTTCTGATTCTTGGTTGTTAAATAGGCGTAGTGCTGCTGCTGCAAATACAGTTGCACAGTGGGTAAGTGATCTTACTGAACCAGATATTGATAGAAGTGAATCAGCTAGGGTAACATTTCAGTTCAGAACATTGCTTGCTAGAGGTAAAGTAACAAGGTTTGCACAGGATGCAGGTAGAAGTTATAAGGATTTGCTTTCTGAGGAAATTGAAACAAGGTCTAGGGCTTTCAGAGATAAAGAAGAGTTAGCAATGTTTTATGGTGCTACAGCTAATCTTGAGCCTGATGGTTTAAATACACTTATCACAGGTAATCAGAGAATTGCACAGGCTACTACTCTTGGTGGAAGTGCTTTCACTGTAGCTAAGATGGATGAAACTATTGATGCGTGTGCAGGAGCACCTGATGTTATGATTACATCTAAGTCCGGTAGACGTAAGATTAGTGCTGCATTGCAGTCACAACAGAGATGGGTTGACTCAGTAGAAGTAAAAGGTGGGTTTAGGGTTATGTCTTATGATGAGATACCTGTATTTGCATCTACTAATGTACTGAATACATTCTATTTTGATGGAACTAATCAGCTTGGTGCTACTGGAAGTACTACTAATATTTTTGTAGTAGATACTAGTGAGTTTTGGGTAGGTTATATGAATGATGTAACTGTTACTCCTTTGAGTAAAACCAGTTCACAGTTTGATCAGTTTGACATTTATGCGGATGAAGCTTTTGTGATGCGATCTACTATACACCACTCAACTTTAGAAGGTGTAACTGCTTAGTATTAAAGTACTTATGGTAATAACTTTATTATTACATAATGTATGTTTACAAGATTTGTGATCCCTAGTATAATAAGTTTGATATTTAAAATGTTAAATTTTTATCTAGGGGTCACATTATGTTGAAAATTGTAGAATTAGAAAAGAAGATTTAAGTATTAAAAAATATAGAATATGACACACAAAGCTAGAATGGGACAAATACAAGATACATATCTTGTTGATGAAAATGATAATAATATAGGTTCATTTGAAAGTCCTATTCATGTTCAAGGAATAGTTGGAATTACTATTACTGTTAGTGTTGATCCTGTAGAGATGACTGATGTTGAAGGATTAGGAGATATATCAGTAGGTACTTCAGAAGTTCAAATATCTATAACTGGAACACCAACACAAATAATAAGAATACAGGCAGATGATAAAAATACTGGTTTAATATTTGTTGGTAAATCTGGTATATTAAGTGATAAAACAAATGATGTGTTTAGGTTAGAAGCTACAGAGGAAGCAATAATTAGTTATAATGATGTTAGTAATGCTTTGTATGCTATAAGTAATTTAGCAGGTCAAACTATTAATGTTGGGGCTTTATTATGAGTTTAGTATCATCTATAAGACGAGCTATTAAAATAGAAAGTAGAATTATAAATTCTACTGTTGGTAGTGTTTTGTTTATAGGTACTGATGGTAAATTACAACAAGACAATTCCAATTTGTTTTGGGATGACACTAATAAAAGGCTTGGAATTGGTACAGATGCACCTGGAGCACATCTTGAAGTAGAAGACGATACTGATGTAACTGCAATACAAGTATCAAACTCTGCCACAGACGGGGATCCTATACTTGCTTTTGCATTGTCTGGTACAAAGATATTCACAATGGGAGTTGATGACGGTGACGGAGACAGCTTTAAGATAGGAACGAGTGCGATAGGTACTAATACACGATTCAGAATAGATAGTGATGGAGTGATGTCATTACCTAAATCATCAGGGAAAGGTATTAAAATAGACACTACCACACCAACATTTGGTTGGAGAGATATAACTGGTCAAATTAGAACTAGGGGTGTTGGTTCTACAGATCCTACTGATGCAGTATATAGGAACGGTATAAAAGGATTTCAATTTGCAGTAAACGATGAGTCATGGATGGAGTTTCATATTCCACATGATTATGTTCCTGGGACTGATATTCATATACATTGTCATTGGAGTCATAATGTTACAACTGTTACAGGAGGGACTACAGATTGGTCATTTGAAATTATATATGCAAAAGGTCATACACAATCTGCTTTTCCTGCATCTGTTACTGTAGTTGCACAACAAACAGCAAGTACTACCCAGTATATGCATCTTATCAATGAAGTGCAAGCATCTGTAAGCGGAGGTTCTGGTACTCAAATAGATACAGATTTAATAGAACCAGATGGTATACTTTTAGTTAGATCATTTTTATCTGCTAATGCTATGACAGTGTCAAGCGGACCTGTCCCTGATCCATTTTGCCATTTTGCTGACTTGCATTATCAATCAACAAATATAGCCACTAAAGATAAGGCTCCAAATTTTTATACATAAGGGTATTTATGAGAAAATAGATAGTCAAATAGTGAATTTAACATAACTTATAATTAAATTACAGTCAGAAAAAGATTCGTTGGTTGCTAGTAGAATAGTTGCTAATTTAGAATCTAGAAAGATGGAATTAAATGGATGATATAAATTTAGATGTTAATACTATAAAAGAAATACAAGAATCTAAAAAAGAAATATTATATATTGAAAGAAATATAATTAAATTAGTTACAGGGTTTTGTAATGCAAAAGGTAAAGATGTTAGTAATTATCAGTTTGATAAAACTTTTACTAAATTAGAGTTGGTTAATAAAAAGAAATAAATTAAATAGGGGTGAATGTTATGAAGAATTTTTTTGGTAGTGGTAAGTCAGTTAGCGGTATGATTATATGTGCTTCTGGAGCAATTGCAGGTTATTTTGGTTTAGACCATGCTACTGTTTTACTAATAGAAAGTCTTGGTTGTGCGTTGTTTGGTGTAGGTGTATCACATAAAGTACAAAAGTTAATTTCTAAAACTAAATCTTAATTGGGGGTTTTTGTGGATAAGAAGAGATTTGAAGTAAAGTGTCCTACTATGTGGTCTGAAATAAACAATTTTGAAGAAAGTACTTATGATGAGGTTGTTAAAATAGAAAAAGGTATTGGATATTGCTCAAATGTAAATAGTGCTGAAAGATTAAAAAAATTAGGTTACACAGTAAGAGATTTAAATCTAGTAACTAAAGTAAGTAATGAAGATAAATTAGGTTACACAGTTAGAGATTTACAAAAGAAGAAAAGAATAAATTAATTTAAAGAGGTGTTATAAATGTCAAATAAAGCATGGGGAGCAGTTGGACTTACTGGTGGTGGTACTGGTTCATTAGATAGAACTGAGTTAGATGGTGATCTACTTACAGATAAAGATTTAGCATTAGTTAATACTACTAATATTCTATATCCATATTGGTTAGATTCAGATAGTGGAGCATCTGAAAGTCCTCCAACTGTGATATCACCTGATGCTAATGCTGGTACAAAAAGATGGATACTTCAATC